GTTTCATTGCGGCAAACAATGGATCATCTTGCGCGTAATCAATTTCTTGATCCTTAGAAGAGTATATCAAATTTATTGAGTTTTGATAAGATTCTTCTATTTCTTGCAGTAATTTCTGTCTAGTATTCTTTCCATCATCTAGGTTTGTATTTGCCCAGATTCCAGCTATCATTGCATTTCTTTTGTTACCTGCTTCAATTATTGCTGTTCTTTTAACGTGGGCTGCATACATATACTCAAATCGCAAGTGATACCAATTTAGGAGTTCATCTACTTTTTCGGGGTGCGCTGACGTGTAGCTCTCGATGGCTTCGATGACTCCGACACTTGGAGTTTCCCGCTGATCTTGCCCACTAGAGGACTCACTTGATCTTTGAAAAAATTTACCATCACGTCCCAATTTTGATCCACAAAATTATTCAAGATGGCAACACCTTGTTCGTCTGTCAATTCTGTTTCTAGACGTTGTTTAACGTAAAATCGCTCGCCACTTGGAACTCCAAGAACAATGCAATAAATATCAAGCAATGTTTCTGGCGCTCCTTGAACGAGCTTAACTACTGCTTTAACAAAAAGGTCTGCTTCTTTTAGAGAAGAAGCGTCTAGTGGTCTACCTGAATCTCTATCTGGAACGTCCAAAAGGTCTGCAACAGAAAGACCTCCGCTCAATGCTCTGTCAATGGCGTTTCCCATTACTGAGAAAAATTCCATCTTTCCAAAGAATGTGAGTGGTTTCTGTTGAAGAAAAAGCTCTGTATCGGTGCCCGGAGATAGAACAATATTGAAATTGTCTACTGGCGCTACTAGGGCATCAATAGGGCTAACTTCGTTCGTTTCTGTCATGTGGCTTTGCCTCCTATGTAATTTCTTTAATCTCTAATCTTAGTCTCTCCACTCTTAGAGGGACATATGTATTATTTATTATAACATAAGCATTTTCCAAGAAAGGCTGAGCGGGTTGACCGCGAACAGATTTTCTTACGAATTTCTCGGGGCCAATATGGAAAACTAGATAATTAGCGTGTCTTGGGACAATTGGATGATGATATCTACCATAAACACCTGTTCCGTTATGAACCCAAATAGCGTGAGCCGGGTCTTTAGCTACGGTAATATCTTGTCTGGCTACTATGTTGCCCTCAGACGGCGTAGAAGCCGCTGTAAAGCCCGTTGGGCCTCTTACTAAAAATGAACTTCCCGGCGCTTGTCCTTTTTTAACGAATGCGGGAATCCTTGTTAGCTCTCCAATTTTGACTTCATCTACGTCTACAGGATGAAGCCTAAGAGCGCCTGTTTCACCGGAAGGAGCTTGTTCTTTAGCTTCTTCTTCTAATTTCTCGCCAATATCTTCAATAGCGTCCCTTAAAAGGTGTATGGCGGCTGCTCTCGTCTTTCCAATGATCTTGAAAGCATCATTCTCGCCTTGTATTTCTATATTTGCCATTAGTTAAAGGTTGTTGTGTCGCTTTGCGTACACAACATTATTCTTAGACCTGATTGAAAATAACCTGAGTTCTTAGGTCTGGATCGGTCTGCGAAGTATCTGCCAACGCTCTGAACGTAATTGGGAAAGTAACCTGATCCCCAGTCTTGTTGTAAGTGAAAGCTGATTCTGCGGCTGATCTTTGAGCCTTTCGGAATACGTGAGCGCGAAGCTTTCCGTCTTCCTTTCTGAACAATACTGCAAGTCGTCTTTTCTTGTAGCTTACAGGATCGCCTACTCCCATCTGTTCCTCGCCACCAGAGGTAGTAATAGCTCCACCTTCCCAAGCAACTTGAATTCTTGCCAGGGTTGCTTCTGCTACTGCGGTAGCTACTGTCTGCTCCCAAGAAACGGGCCGAGAGTCAATTTCTCCGAGAATCTGATCCACATCGAATGTCTCTTCGGTGTTGTTTCTTGAAATAGTAATTCCACCTTTTGTGGCACCAAGATCGTTCCAACCAGTCATAGCGTCATAAGTGGAAAGATTAATTATATCCCCAATTGTTGTTGGGAAAGAAACCGTTGTGCCTGCCCACATAAGGCGAGCAGCGCCACGAATAAAGCTATCGTCGTTAATTGCGGTTTTGAAAAAATCGTTAGCCATTGGTTGTTACACCCCCTCTCGGCCGTTGTTCTTTAGCATAAATAATACCACTTTTAAATACATTTTGTTAGTAATCCTGCACATATTTTAGAACGGGATAAGTTAAACTTCCTCCCTGCCAGTACCATCTTTGATCGTTTCTTACTACTGCGAAAACATCTCCTGTAGTTTCTCTTGGCTCCCCCATTGAGCTAACCAAACCATTTAGTTTTCTATTGTCATATCCATCTAGAAACACTCTTCTAACTGCCTTTATGGTTTTCTTGATTCTTGAATTCACTTCCATTTCGCTCAATTGTGATTTCACCATTACTTCAACAGCTAATCTAATTTGGAAGAATTCGGCTTGATCGTCTGTTGATCCTGTTGGTTCTGCGACGTAAGCGATTGTGCAACAATTTGGAAATTCCTCAATAGGTCTTGTTAGAAGTGGAGCTAAAGTTCCTGCGTGGAAATTATCGGTTGAAATTTGCTCAACAGAAAATCCCGGTGAAACAAGGCCCATATGATTGTAAAAATCATCATCTTCTGCATTGAATTCCTCTTCTAATTCATCTATTTTGTCATTTAAATTGTCAAACAATATTAAAAGTGCTTCTCTTTGAATTCTTTCTGTATCAATATCTACGGTAAATTCAGTCATTTATGCGCTCCAAGGACTCCAAGGTACTCGATGATAGTGGTTTCTCTTGGGATAAGCTCTTGGAAATCTCTCTGGGTCTTCTGTAACAAGAATATCTCTGCCATTATCTCCATAAGAAACAGATGGAAGAACGGCAACCTTGCTGAATACTCCTAGCTCTACAGAAAGCTCTCCTGCTTCCTCTTGTAGCTGAGTGAATATTTTCCATAGGTCTGCACGTCTATCAAAGAATGTTTCAGTCTCATTGACCATCCCAGAGCCTCCCCCGGCCACTAGAGAAGCTGATTGGCTTCCCCAATAGTCAACGGCTGCTGGGATGAACTGAATCGCTGTCAATATTCCAAGAAGCTCTCGCTCTTTAGGGTTATAAACTGTAGCTTCATCTTCTTCCGCTACTACCGTAGAATAAAGGCGATATTTTACATAGTCAGCAAGGTCTTGAAGCAATTCTAGGGAGTAATATGGATTCGTTGCTGCACACATAGCCTTATAGCTTGCTGGCACATGCTTACGCACAACATCTGTAATCTTTCCCACTTCAAGACCTCACTCATAATTGATTATTTAGCGTCAGATTCTTCTGGCGAAGTATCATTAGCCAATTGAACACTTAGATTTTGGGTAACTCCCGAATCCCCTGCTGCTGTTCTAAGCAATGCAGCTTTCTGGGATACTTCCTGCGCCTTTTTCTCAGTCATAACAGTAAGGTGCGGAGCTTCCCCCTTAGTAGCTTTTTCAAGCATGTAAGGGGGAACCTCGTCAACGCTTACGAAATCACCGGGCGCGAGAACTTTTGATTCAGTGGCGAATACCTCTTGACCGCTTACGGGGTCTTTCACTGGATCAGGAGACAATTTCACATGAACAGTTGTAGTGTTGTCTGCGAAAAGTACCTTTGCTGTCTCTGCCACGTTAATTCCTTTCCTTTAGATAAGTATTAAGCAACTCTAATGTACGCAAATGCGTCTGGAATTAGAAGTCTTGGAATTCTTGCAGATGCATATCTAAGGAAGTGAGTCTTTGCTAGATCGTCTAGCATTACTTCTGCCTGCTCACCTTGTCTGATTGCAAGTGAATTGTAACCAGTTGTAACGCTTACTAGACCGTCAGGCATATCAGCGATAGGCACACCGTCAAGTGTGTAATCGGTTGTCATAAGCACATATCCGTCTGGAAGGTACTTAGTGATTGATCCTACACCGATTCCTGTTTCTCCCTCTGCTCTATATCCATTGTCATAAATAACAATTTCTACGTTTGAAGCAAATGAAGTAAAGAGATTCAAAATATCTTCTCTTCGTGGTCTGTTAATTACAGGTGCGCTTGGAGAGTAGAAGTTAACTCCAGCCTTAATTTTTGCATTGTTCACTAGGTAGTTATAGGTCTTTGAGTTCATATGAACCTTGTTCCCATAAAAACCTGTATCCGCTGCGATTAGTTCTGACCAAGCTTGAACGTCTGATACAGGATCAGCGTTTGTTGTGTCAGACCATAGAACTCCAGCAGTTAACTGGTGAGTTGTTGAAAGACCTGAATCAAATACTAGCCCTCCATCTTTGTATTGCAAAGTAACTCTTCCAGAGAATGCCTGCCATCTAAGAATCTCAGATCGTCTTTGATTTCTTAGTCTTAGAATTCTTCCTCTGTCAATCAAAGAAGCTCCTGCTGAAAGACGGTAGTTTTCATCGCTAGAATTCAACTTGAACCAATCTTCCTCGGAAATTCTTTCCATTTCATCAAGCAGAGCAAGCTCCAACTCAATCTCGCGGAGTCCTACTGCTGGCTTGTAAAGTGGTGGTGTTGCATCTGGCGCTCTTAGCTGACCTGCACCGAATGGTAGAAGCTCAT